AGGAAGGACGCCGACTGGGCGGAGTCCAAGCACCCTAGAGCTGATAACGGGCAGTTTGGGTCCGGGTCCGGTGGCGCTGCAGCACCGAAGCAAAAGAAGCCGAGCAAGACCAAGAGGAAGCTGGAGCGTCGGGCAGAGGTTGCCCGGGGCACCACAGGAGCAATCCAGACCGTTTTGACGGGTGGCAGTGCTCTGGACGACAACCCGTGGTTTAAGCAGCCAGCGAAGCCCGAGAAAACCCCAGAGCTAAGAAGCGGCGACGAGGTTGAATTCCACACATCAACTGGAGGTATCCCAAAGGGCACGAAGGCCAAGGTCCAGATGATATATCAGGCGAACGCCAAAGTGTCCTATCGGGATCAATCGGGAAAAGAGGTTATCCGATGGGTGCCGCACGCGCTTATACAGAGGACTGGGCCGAAACCTGAGCCAAAGCCTGAGCCAAAGCCTGAAGCTAGAGTCCCTACAAACGCTGAAATGGCTGACACGGATGTCAGCGAAAAAAATTATAAAGAATACCTTAGACGGGGCGCAAAAGGAACCTCGCTGGCTGAGTACGTTGCTGCAAAACAAATGCAGTATTATGTCGAGCGCGGAGACATTCTACCAGCCAAAACGGCCGCTGAGTGGTATCACGCAGAGCTGGAAGGGACCGGAAAGGGTCCGGCACCTAAGAAGCCTGAACCCAAACCTGAACCCAAACCGGAGCCCAAGAAGCCTGAACCAAAGCCGGAACCCAAACCAGAACCTAAGCCTGCACCTGAGCACGAGCCGAAACCTGAGCCAAAACCTGAGAAGAAGCCGGCCGGTGGCGAGGTCAGTGCGGAGACCAACGGCGCATATACTGCATACAAGATTTCGGACAAGGTCTGGATTTCCGTCGCCAACGTCCATGGAGGCGGAAGGATGTGGATGGGGCAACGCTTCACCCCCGAGGCCACAGCAGACGACGTAGCGGTCGCCGTGTCCAGGGTAGCCCACGACGGACCCGTTAGCTTCCCGGACACAATGTTTGCGAACCAGCTATTCCGGGAATCGATACAGGCACTCGAGGCGCTGGGCAGGATCTCAGTCGAGCCAGGCTCCAACAGCCGAGAAAAGACCATCTACGAGCTGGGGCCGGATGGCAAGCCAAGGCAGCCACCTGCCGCACCTAAGCCGCTATCGGTCTCCCCCAAGCTCACCACATACAAGCCAGAGGACCCGGCCGCACTGCCTGAGTTCAAGCCCGCCAAATCACATGCTGAGGCCCACGCCAGGCTATCACAGTATCTCTATGGGGGCGGCAAAGTCGACTATGACGGGGTGCATGTAGACAGGATGAACTCGATCCTGAAGGCCACGGACCACGTTCTGGGAAAGTACGGGGTCCCGGTCGGACAAATTGGATTCTGCACCAAGCGCGGAGACAACTATGGTCGGTGCGCTTATTCTGGCAATAAAGTGCTTTACGTTCAGGTCCGCAAGTCCTACGTCAAGGATCCGGAGAAATACAAAAAGCAGGATATCGGCCGGATGAGGGGCAACCAGGCCTACAATATTATTCAGATAGAGAAGTACATCGATAAATTAAAATCTAATCCAGCCATTAAAGACGAGACCAAGAGCGATCTAATCAAGAAACAAGAAAACAAGCTTGAGCACACAAAGAACACAAATTACTGGATTGTGGCCGATGCAGTCGAAGATCCCCTGTACGCCACTCAGGCGCATGAATGCTGGCACGCGGTTTATTTCCATTATGACCTTCAACACATATTCAAAGAGGAAATGGACAAGGTCGGTGGCTGGGATATACCACTAACCGAATATGCCGTAACTAAGCGTTCAGAGTATTTTGCGGAACTGGGCGCCGCCGTCACTTGTGGCATGAAGATTGATCAGAAGCTAGTAGACGTTCTCCAGAATACCATGAGGTCAATTCAATGAGCACATCTGGGCAGTGTATTGGCTGCAAGCATTATACAATGATGGCTACCTGTGAAGCCTTTCCCGACAAGATCCCCTACGAGATTATATCAGGGCAATTCGTTCACGACAAACCCTACCCAGGAGACCACAGCATCCAGTATGAGCCGATCATACCGGGCGACGAAGACGACGATGAGTATGAGGAAAAATCAGCCATGGAGCCTTCTGCCCTGGATCGATTGCCCTATCTTGATTTTTCGCATTTACGCAAATCTCTGGATTATGGAGATATCCATGTTCCTCGATTAGTTGGTGATGATATGGAAGATGATGAAAAGGAAATGAAAGAAGAGGACGAGGAGCTGGAAAAGGAAGGCTCCGACTCCGATGCTATCCTGGCATTGCTCCAGGACGAAAAGGGTGGCGTGGAGTCTCTGACCCAGGTCCTCGAGTCCGTACAGGATCCCAAGCTCAAGGAGATCCTGGAAGCCGTCCTGGAGGATGAGCAGAAACACCAGGCCGCCTTCGAGCAGTACATACAGGAGAACGGCGGCGGCTCAGAGGACGGTGAGGGCCAGGATGAGCCTTCTGATGAAGGCGAAGGCGAAGGCGAGCCAGGGGAAGTAGAAGCCGATGCGGACGGCCCCACAGAAATAGGCGAAATTCCCGATGATGAGCCGGGAGAAGACGAGTCTCCTGAGAGCCCGGGATCCAAAGAAGACCTCATAGACGAAATCCGTGCCATCCTAGAGCAGCACGAGTCCCCTGGTGAAGAAGAGGCCGAGAAGGCTGAAGAGGTCGAGGGCAAGCCAAAAGCCGAATCTGAAGAGGACGAGGACGAGGGCGAAGAAACCGAAAAGTGTACCCTTAAGTCTTACAAGGTGTCGATCATAAAGGGGGATCAGCAGATAGTCTACGGAGTGGTCTCTGAGCCCGATACAATCGACCTGCAAGGAGATCGCCTGAGCGAATCCGAGATCCGCAAGGCCTGCCATAAGTTCATGATGGAGAGCCAGAGGATCGGCAAGGAGCACGAGGGCCAAGCCAAAGCGGACATCATCGAGTCCTATATCGCACCAACAGATTTCGTATGTGGCGGCCAGAAGGTCCGGAAAGGGAGCTGGGTCATGGCAATAAAAATTCACGACCCGGAGATCTGGCAGTCTGTGAAGAAGGGTGACATAACCGGGCTATCAATTGCAGGTAAAGGAGACAGGGTCCCTTTCGGAAACTGAAGGATGACACCGGCCACGAGCACGGCTCTGATGGTAAGTTCACGAGCGGGGGCGGCGGTGGATCGGGCCCGGTGGGCCGACAGGAGAAGAAGCCCGAAGAGGCCAAACCAAAGAAAGTATCGTTAGTTGCTCAGGCCCGTTCAATGAAGCTCAAGGATCTAAAAGAGCTGCCATTGGGCAAACTGCGAAGTATGCAAACAGCACTGCAAAAGCCCGCATGGCCTGAAGACGAGAAGAAAAACAAAGCAGCCCTTCGATTGGTCGAAGGCGCTATTTCTAGCAAAGTTTAGTTTCAAACCAACTAACACCGCACCTGAACTCGATTTTGTATATTGCATCATATCACGATGAGGTTATCCTATGCCAACCGATCTATCAAATCTTGAATTAGACGAAGTCTCGCTGGTCGGTAAAGCGGCCAACGGGAAACGATTTCTGATTTTCAAATCAATGCCTAAAGGTGGAAAGATTATGAAGACCAAGCCCGCAGGGGCTACCAGGACTGGGGCCGGCGAGGCACTGGTCAGCAAGGCCGATATCATGGACATAGTCCAGAAGGCCATCGCACCGTTACAGGAAGAGAACGTAAGACTCAGGAAGACCCTGCAGAAGCAGACCGACACCCTGAGGAAGAAGGACTACGTGGATCTGGCCAAGTCCCATCTCGACGAGCTGGGGACTCCTGAAGAAGGAGCTGCGTTCCTCATGTCCCTCGAGGGGCTTCCTGAAGAGCCCAGGAACTTTATCCTGAAGACTGTCAAGCAGACCAATGCCATGAAGAAAGAGGCCGGCCTGATACTCTACAAGTCCATAGGCTCCTCCAGGCCTGCCCCGGGCAGCTCAACGGCCCAGTTCGAGGCTATTGTGCAGAACAAGCTGAATGAAATTCAAAAAAGTGACACCGGTCACAAGAGCGCCAAGGTACTCAGGGCGCGGGCCGTCACAAAGGCAGCCGAGGAGAATCCTATGCTGGCTAAAGCCGTCATGAATGAGCATAAACAGAACGTGCATGCCGCTTTTATTGGTGGGAGGCAGTAATATGGACGTTTCAGTACCGTTCGAAGAATTTGTCCCAGGCGACCGGAGCCCGTATGACGTAGACGGCGATATGTCGGCTCTGCAAAATACCTTCGTACAGCTCGACACTTCTCGCGCTCGTACTGTGCAGGCGTGGTCATCGCGTCTCCCGGTAGGCGTGCTAGTCAACGCCCCTGTTGAGACTGCCACATCCACCAAGTTCTCTCTGACTGCCATTGTGCAGACCAGGGGAAAAGTGCTCGTCAAGACTGGATCAGGCGGCCTGGGGGTAGGTGATTGGGTCAAGCTCGCAACAG